ATGATGGCAAACTCAAGTACACTGTGCGTGGTTGTCGTATGTCTGGTGATATGAACACTGGACTAGGCAATTGCATTATTATGTGTGCTCTTGTTCACAATATGTGTCGTCAGATTGGTATTAAGAAATTTAGTCTTTGTAATAATGGTGATGATTGTGTCATCATTATGGACCAATCTGATTTGGACACTCTCACTCGGGAGGTCTCTCAATATTTTAAAAATTTTGGATTTGTAATTAAGGTTGAGGAACCTGTTTATGAATTTGAAAAGATTGAATTTTGTCAGACCTCTCCGATTTGGAATGGGGAGGAGTATGTTATGGTGCGTAAACCCAAGCGTAGTTTATCTAAAGATTCCATTAGTATTGTACCAATGGACACGCTTATTGGTTGCCTCAAACAAATGACCGCCCTGGGTGAGTGTGGACTTGCTATTAATTCTGGGATTCCAATAATGCAGAGTTTTTATTCCTGTTTATTGCGTTCCGGGAGGGGTAAACGTGGTAAGGTTGACAATCGTAATATGGGATATTATATGCCATTATTACTTTCTGGATTGTCTGCCCGTGCCCGCCCTATTAGTGAGGTTTCCCGATGGAGCTTCTATGTCGGGTTTGGTATTGAACCTGACATGCAACGTGCCATCGAGCATCATTATGATTCACTTACGATTTCAGGTGTATGTCAGACCAATGTTGGGGAGCTATTGCTCCCTGAGTGGATCTGATAATTGGGTTGTAGGGATTAAATGGACCAAAACGTTTCCCATTAGGGTGTAAATATTTACGTGCTATTAAGAATGCCGAGAGACTGCACGGCTCCGCCCCTGGTGGGTCCCTACAATGTACAGTCCCTGTACCATCCAGGGATCCAATACTGATGGTTTTTGGAAAGAAAATTATTAATCCTAAAAGAAAAATTAAATCGGGGCCCATGGTTCGGTCCACTGCCCCGACTTTATCACGACCTATGGCTTCTCAACAGCCAGCTGTTGCTTATGGTGCAGTACAAGGTCGTAGACGTCAATTGCCACTTATTGCTGGTATGGCTGACACAATGATGTGTACCAATTTTGAACAAGTTGGTACTGTAACTGGTAATGGTTCATTTTCTGGTTCCAGTATCAATTTGAATCCGGGTGACTCTGGAGTGTTTACATGGTTATCTAACATTGCGCTGAATTATCAAAAGTTTCGTTGGAAGTTCTTACGGTTCATTTATGTCCCGCAAGTCCCTGCAACCACTGCTGGTTCAGCGTATGTCTTTTTAGAGTACGATTATTTGGATGCTCTTCCTACCACGTTAGCTCAAGTCACTGCTAGTGCTGATAGTTGTACTGGTAACGTTTGGTTTGGTGGACCCATTGATGAGTCTGCTGCCTTTCGTCCGGATGTCACCACCTCCGATTTTATATCAATTACAGCCAATCCCAACGAGTATTCTCAGAAGTGGTACTATGTACGCAATGCTTCTAATGCAGAAACTCTGGCGACTATTCAGTTTAGTTCTACGACTAATTCTGGTGCCATCACAGTTGGACAAAACGGGGCTTCTCCCGTGGCTATCCCAACTGGTGGCACAGTCTCCACATTGGTTTCTATTCCTGACACCACTGCTATTCCTGTTAGGTGTAAGTTTGGTTGTAATAATGTAACTAATTCTTTAGTTGCTGGATATGTGTATGCTGCTTATCAGTGTGAACTTGCGAGTCCGGTTGCACCGGCCTCGCAGAATTAATGAGTTCCGTGATAGCCTCCTCCGTGGCTGGTGCTGCGGAGGCCCAAGCTGCTGGGGCCTCCGCTGCGGAGGCTGCTGCAGCATCATTGGAGTTGGAGATAATCTCTGAGGAAGCAGCATTGGCCGCCACTGAGGCCACTGTTGTCTCTTTGGAGGCTGCAGAATTTGCAGCACTTGCAGCTGGTCCCCTTGGTTGGATCACTGCCGCATTTATTGCCGTTCTTGCAGCTTCTACACTTGTCATTTTACAGGTTGAGAGCGCTGGGCTGCAGAAGGACCAGGTGCAACATGATTATTATGTTGTTCATTCTAATCCTCCTCCACCCTTAGTGCCTGTTCCTCCCCAACCTCCAACTGTACCTGTCGGACCGAACATTATTAATAGTGCAGTCCAACAGGTGCAGAGTGTTAACCCTTCTTCCTATACTCGTGTTATTCGAGGTAGGAGGTATAATTGTATATATTTTCCGTTTTCGAAAAATTCATGTGGTTCGCCCACGTGGAGTCCCCCAACAGACTATAGGTAGACCACGGTTGGCCACCGTGTGTTGGGTAAAATCCAAAAATATTTAGTGAATAATTATTAATGTTCTGCAGCAATGGTTGGTCAGCGACCAACATTCGTTCACAGCCACTATGCAAATAGTGGGGGTTCTGGGAAG